AATAAATATACTCAATCTAATTGGACAGGCGATAACGAACAATCTGTAATACAAGAAACATCTAATCATATAATGGAAACTGTTAAAAATGAATCACTTCAAAATGCTCTTGACGAACAACTATTGGAAAATGTTAAAAATGAATCACTTCAACATGCTGTTGATAATGAATGTGTCAAATATACAAAACAAGAAATGATAAAAAAATATAAATCTTTATATGAATTAATTTTATCAATTAGAGATCATAATTATACAATATTAGAAGAGAAAGAAAAAGATAAATATGTATCTGAACAAAAAATGTTATTATGTTCCAAAGTTGATGATGAATATGAAACTTATAATTTAAATAAAAAAATTTTATCAAAATCATTAATATGTTCTAATTTACAAAAAAATAAAGATAATCTATTATCATTAATATTATTTTATAATGATTATTTTAATATTAATTTAATAATATGTCATGATAATAAATTTTATAAAACTGGATTAAAAAATTATGATAATATTTATATTAAATATACTAAATATGGTTGGGTCATTATTAATATAAATGTAGATAATATTGAATATGAAAATATATTAGATTTTAAATATGGTATTGAATTAGATCTGAAAACTAATTTTATATATAATCAATATCTCAAAGCAATATCTAATTATAAATCAGATGAATTAATTAATATTTCTAAAGAATTAAATATTGATTTATTAAAAGTTGATGGAAAGAAAAAAATAAAAAAAGATTTATATGAAGAAATTAATTTAATTAAATTATATAATTAATTTAATTGGATGTAAATTTAAATCTAAGTTATATTATAAAACATGGCAAGCAGAGCAAATAATTCCGCGGCAAGCAGAGCAAATAAATCCGCGGCAAGAAAACTTGCAAATACTAAAAAAGTCATGATGAAAAGTCGCATGGATGCGATTGACGATGACGCGTTGGATATTGCATTTACTAAATTGCCCACGGGACCTCGAGTTGATATAGCCCCCGCAGCAGGAGAAAGAAGTGCTTTTGGCGTTAGAAAAAGAGATCCCGCTACCGAATTAGTAAAATGCAACATGGAAAACTCCCAACTTAAAAGTATGTTGACATCAGCAATGAATGTAATTGAAACAAATGGATTAGGTCATGAATTAGGGGCAAAGAAATTGACAACTGTTAGGAAAAAATTATCTAAACGTAATAAACCTATGAGAAGAAGTTCAACTAAACCCAGGAGAAGAAGTTCAACTAAACCTATGAGAAGAAGTTCAACTAAACCCAGGAGAAGAAGTTCAACTAAACCTATGAGAAGAAGTAATAATATGAGAAGTCGTCATTAGATAATATTTTTTTTTAATACTATACTAAATTTGAATATTTAAAATTATAAATATATTAATATATTATATATGGAAATCTTATCAAAAAATAAAGATGTCCTTGATTACTTTAATACAGCAATATCTAATGATAATAATAATATTGAACTAGAAGTTATATTTGGTTCATTCCCTAGAAATAATCCTGTTAATAAACTAATATTCAAAAAATTGTTAGATAAATTAAAAACCGATTTAGGAGAACCTATATCTATATCTACAAATTTAGATATTAGAACTAAATTCGGTAGTAATGTATCTAATACAAGATGTAGTATATTAGATCTCGAATCTATTAAAAAATATTGTATTACAAATTCATTAGAAAATCTATCTGAATCTTCTGTAATAATTATACAAAAAGAAGATTATAAAGATAGTACTATTAAAAATAGTAGAATAGTTAATGAAGAATATAATTATAGAATTAATTTAAAATCTGAAACTAATTTTGATTATGATCCCGCACAAATTAAAAGATATAATATTGATCATAATACAAAATTAAAACATTATAGATATAAAAAAAGATATAGTTTTATTACTAATGATAAATTATTTAGAATAGATTTATCTGTAGTAAAATCTACACAATATGATAAAAATAAATCTTCTTATAAATATGCTAAAACATTTAAAGAAGCAAATATTTTAAATAACCATGAAGATTATGAATTAGAAATAGAATATATAGGTTCTACTGAAACTAAAGACAATGGAGTTTATTATATTAATGATTTCTATAATAAATTAACATCTGATATAGATAATCCCATATCAATCTCGGGTAATGTATCCAATCCATTAACAATAGATATTAAATTACCCATACAATCTGAAGATACATCTGAATTATCTTTAATGCCAAACATTATAACAGATTTACCTATTGGTCCCATACAATTAAAAGATGAATTAATAGGGAAAAATGTAAAAATAAAAGATACATATGAGAGAAACGGAATTAAAATATCTGAAAGTGATATATTAACTATTGTCAAATATAGTAATAATTATAGAAAAAAAGGTAAGTATGTTCAATTACAAATATCTTCTAATTCGAACAAAATATGGGTACCATTAACAGAGATATATAGTGAATATTTTAATATAGATGACATACTATTAGGTATATATTCTGATATAAAATCAGGTGGTGGTAAAACTGATGAGGATGATAAGAAATTATCATTCAAAGTAGAAAAAAGAGACTTATTATCAGAAAAATGTATTGAATTACTTAATAACCATATTAGATATTTATTAGAGATTATTCATGATACTAAATTAATTTTATCAAAATTACAAAAAGATACTATTATAAAAAGATATAAATCAATTAGTAATCAAAATAAATATTATACTAATTTTGTAGCTCCTCAACCTATTACATTAAATTATGAAAATTTATTATTATCAAACGATATAAATATTTTGAAAGGATATGCTGTGACTGAAAAAGCAGATGGCATCCGATGTTTATTATTCATAACTGAAAATACAGGATATTTAATAAGTTCCAAAATGGAAATTATACCAACCGGATTAAAATTTCCAGATGTAGAAGGAGAATGGTTATTAGATGGTGAATATATTACTAAAAATAAAGATGGTGGTGATTTAGATATTAATTTATATATGATATTTGATATATATAATAATGGTACACCCAAAGGTAATAATCCAATTCATATGTATAAATGGATTGATACAGATGATAAAAAACCATCTAGATTAAATGAATTAAATAGATTCAGAGATTTAATTCAAAATCAAATAAAAAGTGATATTTATCATATAAGAATCGGTATTAAAGAATATGAATATGGATCGGAAGATTTAGTAGATCCCAAAGAAGATCAAAAAAAGTTTGAATCTCAATGTAAATTAATATTTCAAAAATGTAAAAATGTATTAGATAGAACTGATAGTTTTGAATATTATATTGATGGATTAATATTTATGCCCACATATTTAGGTGTAAAAGGAACTAAATTAAGTCCAACACCTACTTATATTGGAGGTAGATGGGGATACAATTTCAAATGGAAACCACCTGAAGAAAATACTATAGATTTAAAAGTATCTACGGAAAAGGTATCTCAAGGTTCTAAACTAGATAAAGTATATACTTTTAATGATGAAGATGGAATATTAAAAACATATAAAAAATTAAATATAATAAATGGTTATAATGAAGAAGAAGATTTAGATTTAGATTTTTGTATGAAATTATTATCAGGTGATAAACCTTCAAAAGAAAAAACAAAGATATTCAGTCCACCCGGATCTAAAGAAAATGTAGGCGTAACAAACATAATATTAGAAGATAATAAAATGTTATGTTTAAAAAATGGCGAGGAAATCAAAGATGGTGATATTGTTGAAATGAGATATAATAAAGATGGATTGAATGGTATGGTTTGGGAATTATTAAGATTAAGAAATGATAAAACTGAACCTAATTATAAAACTACAGCAGATAATGTTTGGAAAACAATAAATACACCTATTACAAGTGAACTCATAACTGGTATAGAACCATATAATATTAAAAAAATAAAAGAAAATGTAAAGTTAACTGGTGATACAGGATATTATATATCTAATAATAGGACTCCTGAAACAAATATTTTAACTAAATTACATAATTATATAAAAACTTCATTTATTAATGGTATATGTTCTATATTTAATAAAAATATTCAATATATGGATTTATCTTGTGGAAGAGGAGGTGATGTAGATAGATATGTAAATCCTAGTAATAAAATAAAATTTGTATTAGGATTAGATGTAGAAGATGTAAATGAAGCATGTCGTAGATATTTCTATAAACAATCTAGTAACAAAGCAGTGTTTATAAAATATGATACTAGTAAGAATATAAAATCTATTGAACAAGAAGATGTTGATAGTCATTCCAAAGTTATGATAAGTATATTATATGGTTTGCCTGCAAAAGTTCATTCAAAATATAAAACTATTACAAAAGAACATCTCAAATTAGCAAAAAATAAATTTCAAGTTGTTAGTAGTCAGTTCACATTACATTATTATTTAAAAGATAAAGAAACATTTAATGGATTTCTTACTAATATAGATGAAAATATAGATAAAGGTGGATATTTTATATCTACATTTTATAATGGTAATAAATTATTTGATTTATTAAAAGATAAAGGAGGTATTGAATATACAAATAAATCAGGGGATAAAGTTTATGAGATTAAAAAGAAATATGATATGGGTGATTTTGACTACGATAATAATGATACTAGTAATATGTTTGGTAATAAAATTAGTGTTTATATGGATTCTATTGGACAAGAAATTGATGAATATTTAGTAAATATGGATTTCTTAATCGAATCGTTTAAAAAGAGAGGCATGGAATTGATCACACCTAATACAAAATATAATATATTTAATAAATCTAATTTTGAAACAGAAGGAGTAGGATCATTTGAAAAAATAATAGATAATTTAAATGATATTTATAAAAGAGATAAATTATTACAAACTAATTATAAAGAATCAATAAAAATAATAAAAGATTATAAATTAAAATTATTAAGTGGATTAAATGTCTATGTAATATTCAAGAAAGTTTAAATTATTTCAGGTTGAGGTAATTTACTTTGTTCATAATTATAACTAATAAATGTATTTCTTTTTTCACTTTGTTGTTTAACTTTATCGCTGTCAAAACAATTTATGTTACCTATTAAATATAATTTAGTTTTACCTCTAGAATATGCAGTATAATTAATATTTGAATTTAAGTAATAGTTATTTTTACAAATATATATTACATTATTAAATTGTAATCCTTGTGATGAATGTACTGTTCTACATAATGCTGGTTTGAAATCATAATCACTTAATACTACTTCTCTATTATCTTCTAATTTTACTAAATATTCAAACTTATTTATTTTACCTATAATAATACCATCATCACCATTGAATATATTTTTGGTGCTATAATTATTATTACAAATAATTATAGGATCTTTTATTTCATATTTTTTCTGAGATTTTTTGGTCTTGTATAAATTTCTAGTAAATTTTGAATAATTTATACAATCATCATTTTTTTGAGTTATAATTTGATATGTTTTTGGATTATTTTTATCTAAATTATATGGCATATATCCTTCTGATTTTAAATTATTTAGTAATTTTTTAAGTTCATTATCTGTTTCATTATTATTGTTTGTAAAATTAAATGATATATCATTATTATATATTTTAGTTAATGAATTTTCTTTACCATGATCTAATGTCCATCTAGTTGAATTATCTAAGATTGTATCACAAAATCCACCAATATCACCTTGTGTCCTAAAATTTTTAGTTAATTTTGTTTTTACTATCTTATTACAAGATATTAAATCTCTAAATGGACATCCTACACCAATTGGTAATAATTGATTATTATCACCTAATAATACTATATGTAAATTATCATAATTAATACAAATATCTAGAAATTTACTAAAAGTCACTAAATCAACCATGCTCATTTCATCGATTATAATATATTTTACACCCTTATTTAGTGATTCATTTAATTTACTAGTTATCTCTTCTGTATCATATACTAAATATTTAGATATAACAGAATGTATTGTATCAAATGAAATATTATCAGATAAATTAATTAATTCCATATGACCTTTCTTTTTGGCCGCGTGGGTTGGTGCTAGAAACATTATATTTTCATTATTATCAATATCAATTAAATATTCACATAATTTATTTATAACCCATGAAGTTTTACCACTACCGCCTTTTCCTATAATGCCTACTATATTATATTTTAATATTGAATTTATAGATTTTAATTGTTCTTTTGATAATTCGGAATTTCCATCATAGAACTTTTCAAAATCATCATTTGTTAATTTATTAAATTCATATTTAATATCTTTTAATTTATCTATATTTGTTTCCAATATTTCTTCCGCCATTTTGTATTTTTTTAAACTAATTTTACCACCATTGCTTACAGAAATACCATTTTGTTTCCTAAATTCCTTATTAGATTGTAATATTTCAAAGAATTTATTTTTATTTAAATGATATTTTTCTACATTTATTTCTTTATCTATATGATCTAAATCTAAATACACATGACCTTTATAAGTACATATATTCTCTAATATAAATAATATATACATTTTATGTCTAATATCGCTTTCATATGTCCACCATTTATTCTCTAGTGAAATTTTATCTATTGTTATAAAATTAATATCATATTTTTCTAATAATATAGGATTATCTTTTAATTCATTGAATATATTGTTAACTTTATGATAATATATATTTTCAAAATATTTATTTAAAATAATTTTTTTATTTTTTAAACTAGTATTTAATTCAGATAATTCTTTATAAAATGAATGTATGTATTTTATTTTAGTATTATCATATTTTATTTCACTAGAATATTTATAAAATTCTTCATCGCGGTATTCTTCATATTCAAATAAATATATAATTTCTTCTAATAGGTCTTGGATATTGATATTAGGCAGTCCATATTTAGTTCCAATATCACCTAACAATTTACTCATAATTTATATTTAATCTAAAATATTAAAAATATTCAAATTTTTAAATAATATATTTAAAATAAATAAAATCCGTTATTAATTGGAATATCATATTTTTCACACCATTCTTTAGAATATTTTACCTGTAATTTTATTCGTTCATTAATATTTCTACAATTAAACTTTAATATTTCATTAATATAATTTATTTGATTTTGAACAAAGATATTATTATATTCTTTTATAATATCTATAAATTGAATGGGTATTTCTATATATAAATTATCTACATTATTATAATATTTTGATAATATATCAATTATTTCTATATTAAATCCTTTGAAACCTTTGCATACTATATATTTTTCCGAATTAGATATTCTACTGACAGTAGGTTTATAAATAAATACTTCATTATAAGATAAATATAATAAATATAATAATTGAATAGTTTTATGATAAAATATATCAAATACTTTTAAAATAAATATTCCATTTTCTTTTTGAACATTTAAAGCAATATATATTTCAGAGTAAATAAGTTTATATGATAATAATTCTTGCTTATTGTAATCAGTGGAATAATCAAAACCTCCATCAGATGTAACCAACTCACATTTTTTTGAATTATTAATAAAATTATCAGATGTTTTTTTAATATAAATATCTCCAGTATTTTTATATTTATTTAAATTTACTTTAGAATTATTTAATAATTTAGAACTCCAAAAAGGTATTTTTCTATCATTTGATAATAATGTTATACCAAAAATAGTTTTAATATTTTCATCATTTAATAAACAATTTATAAATCCACCAGGACCTTCTGCTATACATGCACAATATTCTAATTCATTAATATTAAAATCTTTAATTATTTCATGAATTTTAAAATAAGATCTAGAAACTGGAATTATATCCGCTATATTTTTAGATTTATTAGATGAAGTATAAATATATTCAAAATCATTTTGTAGTTTTTTGAATTTTTCCCATTTATTTATATCAACAATATCAATTTTACATTTATTTTTATATAAATTATTTAATAAATTTTCATCAATACAATTATATTCTTTAATATTGAAAACTTTAAAATATAAGTCACCATTATAAATAATTTTAAATGATTTCATAAAATAATAATAGAATAATTTTTAAATATTAATTAAATAGAACAAGAAGCACAATCTAATTTATCATCAATTGACATATATGTTTCATTAGTTCCCATGGGGTTGCTTGGCATAATATTATTAAAAACAAAATTACCATTTAATTCTTTTTCATTATCATATTTCCACGATTTATATACATTACCACCTATATCATCATATGTAAAACCATTATTAGATTTAATTAATTCATCATCATGAATAACAACACCTACCGAATTTAATACATCACTATTATTTTTCATTAATTTATTTGGGATTTTTTGTAATTTATTATTAAAAGTACACTCTAGTTCATCACCATTTAATTTACAATTTTCAGGTAAGACTTTTTCTTTAAGATTAATATATTTATTATTTTCTGAATTATCATATAAATAACCTGTGTTAGTTAATTGATTACCAAAATCACTTGGAGCATAATCAGGATATTTAGTTAAATACTCATCACTATCCGCCTTAATAAGAGTTTCTTCACCATCCCATGATTTAGATAATCCTTGTTTAGTAAATTTACCAGGATCTGCATCCATAGTATCTTTATTAATATGGAATGGATCAAAATATATTTGATTATTTTTATAATAATCAAAACCATTATCTCTAATTATTTTAACATCTGGATCATTACTTAATAAATTATTATTATTTGTATTGAGTGGATTATATCCCGATGATAATGGATGACTGATAGTTGAAGTCATTGGATCTGGAAATTTATCAAAAATATCATCATATTCTACTTTTTGTTCAGACTTGTCTTGAACTAATTTTTTTGAATCATTTCTAGATTTTTTAATACTGCTAAAATGTTTAGTTATATTATTATCTGTAACTTTATTCATTATATCATTTAAACCGTTTTTATTCTCTACAATATTTTGAAGTATAAATAAAATAGTAAAACCTAATACTACTAATAGAATGATATTCATATTATATTATATTATAACATAAAAAATTATTATTATTATTATTTATTAAATTTTCAGATTCGAACTCTAATGTTATATATCCTAAATATTTTTTTAAAATAATTTTTATATCACTTATTATATTTTCATATAAAACATATTCCTCCTCTAAGTGTATTTCATTAAAATTAAACGGTTTACACTCATCAATATTATATTCTTGAATTAAATATTCATTATCATATCGAATATTTTTATCTATAATTTTATTAAATTTAACATTATTTTTATCAGATATTATTTGAATATTATTAATCCAATATTCTTTCACATCACTTTTTAGATTTAAACCATATTTTTCTATTAAATATGATAATTTATTCAAACTTATTTTACTATTATAAAAATTGCTACTAATTAATTCACAGTAATAATATTTATACATTAACCAAAAGTATTTTCAGATGTGTATGTTATATATAAAAAACCATCTTTATCTTTATATGTATTATATATTTCTTTAATATTTAGTGTATTATTACATAATATATTATTAACGAAAACAAATAGTGCTTCGGTTGAATCTAATTTAATTCTTTTTCTAATAACATACATAAATTGTCCAAAACTCATATCTCCTGGAACTAAAAATTTATTTTTATCGATATCTTTTATTTTAGATTTAAATCCTTTTTCAACTATAATTGGGACTCGGTCAGGATATTTCTCTAATATTTTTGAAGATTCAGTAATTCTTTCATTTTCAGATTTAGACTTTTTATAGTTACTCATTTATAATATTTCATATATTTATTTTAATTATTTAAAAAAAATTTATCTAATAAAGTAAAAATATGAAAAATTTAGTGAGAATTAATATTGATGGCAGTATGAATGATTTAGAATTATTGTTAGAAAATAAAAATATTGTGAACATATTAAATAAGAACTCTAATAAGAAAGGGAAAAACAATATTAGACATTTATATTCATGGTCAAAAGATAATATAATAATAAAATGTTATGGATGGTATGATGGAAAACATGATTGTATTAATAAACACGAATTAATACCATATGGTTCTTCTAAATTTCTAGAAGATGATTCATCTACTATATTATTATATGGAGATATATATTTACTATCCTATTATGATAATAAAGTTACAGATTTTAGTGTATCAGATTACGCCAATTTTTATAATGAAATTAATGAGAGTTTTGATGATTGTTATACGGATGATGATGATGATACAGAGGAAGAATATCATGATGGAATCGATAATGAAGATAATGACTACAAGGCAGAAGAAGATGATGAGGAAGATGAATTAGATTTTGAAATAATTAATACTAGTGATAGTGAAGAATTAGAAGAGGATAAGACTAATTATTAATATTTAAAATTTGATTATTATATTATTAATAATTATAATTAATAATGAGTACTAATATTAATGATAAATACCGTAATAAATGTGTTACTAAAATTAATGAATATATGAATGATGAAAATTTATCAAGAAATATTGAAAAAGGTATATATAATTATATTATTTCATATTCTAAAGAAAATAATATCACTAGAAAATGGGATAATCTAATATTCTTTAATCTATACTTTTCTAAAATTAGATCTATATGTTTAAATTTAAATTTAAAATCATTTATAAAAAATGATTATTTAATTGATAAAATTAAAAACGGCGACATAAAAGGTGAAGATGTTGCTAAATTATCTGTATATGATATTAATCCGAATAATTGGAAAGATCTATTAGATGAAAAAATTAAAAGAGATAAAATTAAATATGAATTAAAACCTGAAGCAATGACTGATCAATATAAATGTAGACGTTGTGGTAGTAGAAAATGTTCATATTATGAAATGCAAACTAGATCAGCAGATGAACCTATGACACAATTCTTTAGTTGTATAGATTGTGATAATAGATGGAAAATGTAATTAATATAAACCTATACCATTATTATTACCAGTTCTATTTATAGTACAATTATCTAAATGACAATCTTGTTTTAGAAGCGGTTCAGGAACTTGGTATCCATATCCAGAACAACTATATGTTTTTTTATTATTAGTATTTATCAATCCCATAACTTTATCAGCATCATTAGTTAAATTATATTTATATTCCCAACTTGTCATAGAACCTTTACTATTAAATGAATTTTCAATACCTTTATTCATTTCACAATTAGGTTTGTAACTAGTAATGAATCTGCCATCACTCATTAAAGCAGGACACCCTTCAAAATTATTATCTCCTGTATTATTATTTACATTGCTATTGAAATTTACTGTATTATCTGACATATTATATATATAAATTATATTTTTTTTTTTATTATATTAAATTAATTAAATGAATTTAAATAATTTAAGTATGAATTATAAAATTGTTTTTGGGATATCTACCGTAACCATTTTAACATTAATTTTTCAATATATTAAAAATTTATTAAATCCTAATAAAAGATTATTAGAGGGTCAAGTTGAGCAAACTATAAATAGATATGGACAAAACGCATCCGTAAATCAAAATAATAGTACGGGAATAGGTCAAACCTCTGCTTCATATATTCAGGGGGAATCAAAAAAACAAGTAAAATTATTACAAGGATTATATGACGAATTAGGTGAATTTAATCATGTATATCAAGAAAGAATGTTTGAGAATTTAATACCTTCTCAAATAAAGAAAACAATCATACATTTATCATCTATAAATGTCTCGGTACCAAAAAATACCTTTAAGATAGCGTCAACTGATAATACAGGTCTGAGACAATTTAAAAATGTAATTAATTTTAAATTATTAGGGGCGCAAATACCTTATGTTCCACATAATATTTATAAAAGTTCTAGTGGCGAGGTGGATTCTAATGTGATAAAATATGATGGAAATACTTATGTTATAGAGGAAGGTTATTATACAATATATACTCTTATTAATACTATAAATAATAAATTAAACGCGTCGAATACCGGAGTGGTATTAAGTTTTAATAATGTTACTAAATTTATCACTTTGAATGATCCAAATGATGCCTTCGATTTCAATACACCATTGTCTAAAAAATTAGGGTTGAATGGTAAGAACGCCTCTCAAACAATTCCAGATTTATCTATACATTATATAGATATTGTTTATCCAGATGCTCACCCGCGCGCTGCTACTTTGACAAGTGATCAAGGTTCCGTACTGAAAAGAATACCATTAAAGGGACAACCGGGTGACATGATATATTATAACACACCCGAGTCAGATTACCATTCTCAAGAATTATTTAATCCTGATGCGGGGGCAAATCTATCTGAATTAACTTTTAACTTTAAAAGGCACGACGGATCAGAATATGATTTCAAAGGGTTACATTATGATTTAAAAATAGAAATTACAGAATTAGTTGAACCAACATTATTAAATGAATTGGCATCACATATGAGAAGAGATAAAGAAAGATTCTTTGATAATGAAGGATCTATTGAATTAACTACTACTCTATTACAAAATTAAAATTAATAAATCTATTTTATAATTATTATTTATATATATATATAAATGACTGTGGGTTCAGGGTCGGTGAATGCAAGTAATATAAGTTTATCCCATTTACAAACTGCATATAATAATGTTAATAATGATCCGGACCTTACGAATCCAATTAGTTTAAGTGAATTTAAAGGGTGTGAATTTGTTCAACCAGAAACCACTATTACATTTAATGCCAGTTATGAAAAAACATTTACATCATCCGGATCATTTACAGTTCCTACTAATGCCACGTATTTTTCTGCTGTATGTGTTGGTGGTGGTGGTGGTGGTTCTGGTTGTGAAGGGGATTCTACTGAATCTGGAAGTGGGGGCGCTGGTGGTGGGTTATCTTATGGTCAGTGGTCAGTCGAGCAAGGTGAAGTATATATTATTACTGTTGGTGCTGGTGGGACGGGAGGCGCGGGTGGTACAAATAGTGGTAATGCCGGTGGAAATTCACTAATAGTTCATAATAGCACAACTTATCTTCTAGGTGGTGGTGGTGCTGCTGGTATATTTGGTCAGACAACTAGTTCTGCTGGTGGCAGTAGTAATGGTTCTAATAAATTAGGCGGTGGCGTAGGTGGTGGTGGTGGTAGATCTAATAGTAATAATGGTGGTGGTGGCGGTGG